TCCCTATGAAGGAACCTACTGTTCTTCAGCAGCCTTCGGCTGCCCAAAGCTAGCGGCCTTATGGCCGCGGCGCCTTCAAAACCTCCCTATCTAGAATCGCTCGGCCTTTGGCCTCGCGAGCGAAGCGAGCGATGTATATGAGTTTTATGAGTTTTATGAAACCAGTTTTTGAACGCCTAACAGGGTAGTATGTATGTGAGTTTTGTGAAACCAGATTTTGAACGCCTAACAGAGTGGGTGTATATTAGTTTTGTGTGAACAAACATACCCCTTTCTGTAAGGTTTCTTTTGTTCATTTTCAAAAACAGTTTTTTCGAAACAAGGAAAAAACGGTTTTTCAGTTTGGTTTCACGATGGAAGTACCGTTGGCATACACTTGATGAAATCGCAACCAGCCTTCAGCGTCCAAGGCGTCGGGCACGAGTTTTCGAAAGGCGGCAATGTCCACTTGCGAATCTAGGTAGCCTTCTTCAAAATAGCGGCACATATGGTGCAAATCATTCAGGAAAAGCCAGCGAAAAAAGCGAGGCATGGTCATACTTCCCACGGTACGTTGGCCGGACAGTTTTTCCAGGATTTGTGCTATTTCGTACACGGTGCCTTTCCAAGAAGCGGCTTCGACGATGCGGCCGTTCCATTCCGCTGGATACAAAAACATCTGGGCAGCCAGTTGACCAACGTCGTAAGTGGACACGAAATTCACTTCGCAGTCGGTCAGGAACTTGACACGACCGGGCTTCAAGGGATTCCAATTGGCACTGTCGTCCAAATTTTCGAAAAAGGCGGCGGGACGAATCACAGCGGCATTCAAACCCGACGCCAATAGATAGTCCTCCACCTTGGGCTTCGCCACCAAATGCCTCACTTTGGGTGAAAATTTGTCGGCATCTGCGGCAGACGAATACACCACAAAGGTGCAACCCGCCCTCTTACAGGCATCCACCATCGCCTTCCCCTGTTGCAGCTCCTTACGCCAAGAGGAACGCGCTGCACGGAAATAATCCGTAATGATAAACGCCCACCGGCAACCAGTCAATATAAAAGCTTTGTCCAAATCGTAGGCCTTGGTGTAATCAGCAATGACCGGCTTGACACCCTTTGCCGACAAAGCACCGGCACCCTTGGATGAACGCGTGGTACCATACACATCAAAACCACGCCTCTGTAAGGCGTAACAGACATTGTTACCCACCTTGCCGGTCGCACATAGGACAAGTACCTTGGACGGAAACATGTCCTCAATGTAGGGAATGACACTGTCGTCAATGAGGGGCACCACCAGTTTCTTCGTTTTAGAAACGAGCGGCTCTGTCAACGAATCTGGAATATGTTTGGAATCACTCATTGTATAATTCATTCGTTCATGTTTCTAACTTCGTTTCTATTTGTATTTCCTTCTGTTTGTATTTCTTGCATTCTAGGCATTTCTTGCATTCTAGCCACCGGCTCAAAAGTCTCTCCGTTGACATGGTGACACAAATTGTCTGCACATTTTCGATACCCCTTTTTGCATCGGGCCTTGATAAGTGGACGACTGTCTTTCGATACACATTCGTTTACGATAGGACATCGACGTTTCCCCGGTGGACACTTGGGAACTACCGCCTTTGGCATACGCCTTTCTGAGGTAGGCATACGCCTTTCTGAGGTAGGCATACGCCTTTCTGAGGTAGGCATACGCCTTTCTGAGGTAGGCATACGCCTTTGAGAAACGCGTCTTTGTGGAGTTGGTTTTTGAGACATACTTTTAGGTTTCCGTTGAAACAAAGCTGGAAGAGGCCTTACAGAAGTTGGTTTACGAAGGGGTACCAGGGGTGATTCGATGGGACTGGGGGGTGATTCGATGGGTGGTTTCTTAGAGATGGGAACAGGACGAAGGGTATTTTTTTCTGGGATTTCGGAAGAGGGAGGCAAGGCGTTTGCGATGATTTCAAAGTCGGTGTATGATAGGAACAAGGAACGTGCATCCAATGTTTTGACCTCATTGTTTTCAAAGGTGGCCACAACGGTTTTTTGACTTTTGTTGACAACTTTGTCTTGCAGATTGCCGACATAATGACCTTGGTATTGCATAGCAGAGCCGCGACGTTGACTGGAAAGGCTGTATTGGGGTGTCAATTCGACATATTTTTGGCCTACTTCGAGAGCATCCGCTTGTTTCAAGTGTGTCACAAAGGCAGAAGTACGGTATAGGCCTTGGTTACCAGCACGTTCCAAAATGTTATTGATAAATGTGTCCGAAACGGCGGACATTCTATATGTTAAGGCGTCAAAAAAAGTTTTGCATCAAATGTAAGAAAACAACGGCACTCGAAAAAACAAGGATAAACAAGGTCAAACAATGGGGACAACAAGGATTCATATCGGTCCAATCATATGCAAGATTGGTATGTATTTGATAAAAGGGCCAGGTTTCAACTTCTTCCACCATTTCGGTATAGTATGACATTGTCCGCGGAATATTGTTTGTAAATACATACCTTTATCCCCTGTAAGGCCTTTATTTATTCGTTTTCATCCATTGTTTTTTATTTATTGAGGTCGAAATAAGGATTGTCGTTGATTTTCATACCACAGTATTCGGTACTGCCGTCTTTGCTATAGTTGACGGGTTCATGAATACCGGCTTCTTTGGCTTCTTCCAACAAAAATTTGAAATTCTCCCAAAAGTCGCTTTTGTGGCCGATTGATTTCGTGGCAATATGTGACAACTCGTGAATCGACACAAACATCAAAGTATGCTCGTCAATCAAAACATCGTTGCCATCGTCGGATTTCTTTTTCGCATTGAGACAAAGTGCCAATTTCTCACCCTTGTTTTCACTATAGGCCGTGTATTGACTCGTGGGCAAAGTCTCCATGATTTTTTCCGGGTCGAAACGGGAGACCAAACGTTCAACACGGTAATCGTCCTGCCCGGCGTATTTCGTTTCCAAATGGTCAATCAATTGTTTGCATTTTTCAGTGGTTTTGGCCAACAAATCGGCGGCTTCACTCAATTTGGAACGCTCGCGAACACAGTATTTGTTGCCATTCACATCCGAAACAACGCACTTTAAATCGAATCCCATCTTTTCATAATAAGCATATCCAGCATACACCAAAACACCAATGAATATTAGAAAGACAATATACTCCCACCATTCAAACTTCATTGTCAACTCTTGCTCTATACTCACATAATAATTTGTACCCATTTATTCAAGCCCCCATCAACCCCCCTGTAAGGCTTTTTACAATTTTGTTTCAGAGAGAGGGAATATAAAATGCGTTATGTAATCCATGATGTAGATTTGATTGAAACTCTATAAACAACATATACTTTTTCGATATATATTGTTTGTATTTTCTTTCCCCCCTTTCATAAATTCCTTACAGAGGAATGATAACATACCATTCCCTGTAGGGCCTTTTACCAAAATAATCACGGTGTATAATAATGACGCAAAAGAGAGAGAATATATCGAATGATATGACAAAGCTATTGAAAAAGGTCCAGTACAAAGCCAACCTACTACAGGAATTGCAAGAAGATATGGTAAAAGAAAGTAAGAATATGGTCAATACAATGACACGCGAAGACTATGAAACGCTCATGAAAGATATAATAAGTGCACGAGATGACTTGGTCGCAGTGAAAGAGAATATTCCAATCTTGACAACTTTTCTCACCACATCCATTTCGATTCTGGATACACAGAAACGAAAAATAAATCACCTGTTTGGACACAGCAAACAGAATTCCTTACAGTGGATGGCTGCGCAGAAGGTGAAAAGAGGTTTACCCGAATATCCTCAAGTCGAGGAAGCGCTGATGCACCTCGAAAACCGTGAGTTGCCAACACCACCGGCTTCATCTAAGAAAAGCAAGGGGGGTAGAAAAACGAGAAAACGAGGTATCAGATTCATATTCTGAAAAAAATCCTTACAGGTGGTTGTTACTATCCCTATCATTCCCTGTAAGGTTTTTTACAATGTGTTCAGCAGAGCTGTATTCATGACGTGGTAGCCGGCCGAGGTCAAATGGCGTCCATCGCGTTGAAAAAAGCGGGGTTCCATCGGTGGCAATGATGCGACAACGATTTGACGAGAGGACAAATGTTTTTGCAACATACGGTTCAAGGCACGTATTTTGTATCGTTTTTCCAAAACGGCGGGGGTGGTAAAGAGGGGAAATACAACGATGCGAACATGGTGTCCGTAAAACCACAAGAGGCGGTCGATGAACCCAGCCACATGGTGAAAAATGTCGACGGCACGAACGGAATCGTCGCGGTAAAAGTCGACGGAGCCACAGTAGAGGACGATGATATCGACGCGAGGAACTTGATGAAACACAAAGGAACAAGTGTCCATGAGTTCGTGGGAAAAAAGGCCGCCAATACCAAGATTGATGATGGTGTCGCGTGGATTTTCAGTATGTACAGATGTCCACTGTTTGACAATAGAACTGCCAAGCAATAAAATGGTGCGTTTCATTTAGGACATACAATAGAGGTCGGAAATTATTTATTCGCAATTTTCATTATTGTGTATAACATTTTTTGTAGGAAAAAAGAAGAAACAATCGAAATGCAAGAAAAGTCATATCGTTTTTTGTAACATTTGTATAATTATATTAACTAATAGTGTAGAATGTCAGGAAATCCCAAGTTGATACAAAAACTTTTCAAGAAAAAAAATTCTACGTCAACTCGTAGAATTTCACAATTGCAAAAAATTTGTAAAAGAACGAGACCGTCAGAGACAGTTAAATATGAAAAGAAAAGTAAGTGATTTATATAATTCTCCTGTTAGAAATTCTCCCCCTCATAATGTTCCTGCTGGTGTAGAAATTGAAAATGGCAACATATTCCAGCATGTTTTCAAAGGAGGAAAAAAGAAGAAACAAACCAAGCGCAAGAAAAACAAACAGAAGAAGAACCTTTCGTTTTTTTTGAAAAATAAATAGATTTTGAACAAAACAAAGTTCAAAATCCATTAATGAAAGAATTATTATTCTTTCGACAACAAATTGTGCATCAAAATGTCCGGATTGAAATTCTTGACTTGGCCAATCATTTCGACATTTTCGAATATTTCGCGCAACACGTTTTCCGGCGCCGTAGACCCCATACGTATAAATCCCTTGCGCACCAATTCCTGCCTCACTTTCTGCAAAGGTGTTCGCCGCAAATCCTTTTTCTTTTGTGTAATATTGCGTCGAATGGATTTGTTGGACAACAATACCGACACCAACCCCTGTTTGGAACGTCCGACACGGTACGTCCTTACCTTGCGTTTGGTTCCGCCCTGTTGTGTAGCATCATAAACGGAACCACCCTGTTGTTGTTCCAACAATTGCAAGGTTTGTAATTGTTCCGACGTTGTTTGGTCTTGTGTCAAGCCACCACCCAAATTCTGTGATGGACTTGCAGCACCCAAGGTTTTCCATTGGCGAAAACTCGGTTTCGACGAACCTTTTAAGTTGCTGTACTGAGGGGGGACCACCATCCTACTGGCAACCTGGGTACCAGGGGCCGCAGGCCCCATAATCAAACCCCCTGTAGGGAATGCTACCAAACCATTTTGACCCAGGTCTGAAGTAGAGCCAAAGGCACCTCCGGTAGAGCCAAAGGCACCTCCGGTAGAGCCAAAGGCACCTCCGGTAGAGCCAGAGGCACCTCCGGTTGAGCCAGAGGCACCTCCGGTTAAGCCAGAGGCAAGTACCGGTGTTGCGCCGAAACCGACTTGGGTAATGGGAAGAGGGGAGGAAGGTAAATTAGGTTTTTTGTCACCCAATTGTTGAAAGTATTGCAAAGATTCGGCAAAGGTATTGTTGTTTGTTGAATTTCCTGTTGTTTGTAAATTTCCTGTTGTTTGTAAATTTCCTGTTGTTTGTAAATTTCCTTCCAAGAGGCTATGTTTGTGTTGTTCGACTTGATGTCGACGAATTTGTTTGAGCATTTCGCGATTGAGTCGAAGGGGGTCAGTGGGGCCATTGTCTTTGCGTGTTTTTTTGGCAGCGGCGTTGGCATTTTTCTTGCGTCGTGTGCCGACAGCCAACAAACTGGGGTCGAACTGTATGGTTTTCAATGATGACGACTTGTTTTCCATTTGTCAAAAACAATTCTATGTCGTTTCAAACACGCGAGATATAATAACAAAAGAATTGTGCGACAACTGTGAATACGCAACAAGCATTTATGCAATAAGCATAAGCATAAGCATTTATGCAATAAGCATAAGCATAAGCATTTATGCGAAAAAGTATGGAATACGACAAAGAAAGGAATGACAGAGTATGGAATGATAGCTAAACGAAGTAGAATTGGTGTGTCGTCATTGTTTTCTCTTTTCCTTTGGCTTGGTGTGTTTGGAAGAGTGAGTATCCTGAATTCAAATCTGCCTCTGTAAGGCTTTTTAAATCATCCAACGACGTGTTACCGAACATGCGTTTGGCGTGTGTTATTTTACAAAATGTCAATAGTTTTTCCATATCGCGTCCATTGCCTACAAAGGTGCTCCGATGTTTTTCGAACCAATGGTGATAATCCAAGGAGTTATGTAGAGTCCATCCGGCTTCTTTCACCAATTTCAAAAAGATATGACACAATTCTTTGGCCGAATAGGTTTCCAAAACATGACGCCACAAGAAACGCGAATCCAGGCCTCGGTTCGCCTCTAAAAAGGCTTCGATTTCTTCTTGGTAACCGGCAATAATAACCATCAATTCACCCCGGTGATGACTCATGGCTTCGCACAAGGTATCGATGGCCTCTCGTGCATACGCGTCTTGTTTCTCTTTCCCCATATCCCACAGGGAATAAGCTTCATCAATAAACAAGACGCCACCCAAACAACTTTGGATGACCCCGGCGGTTTTGATGGCGGTTTGTCCCAGATACCCGCCCACTAGGTCAGAACGTGTTGCTTTTTTGAACACATTTTGCGTCAAGACACCCATGCTCAAAAACAGACGCGATACGATTTTGGCGATTTCGGTTTTGCCAACGCCTGGTGCGCCACAAAGCACCATATGACGGTAATCAATGACTTCGCCAGAGGCATTTCTGTCCAGCCCCTGTAAATAGTAGAGAATCTGTGCTACAACCGACTTCTTAAAAGAGGCCAAACCGACCATGGAATCAATTTCACGCATTTCGGGCAGAATAGACACCAAGCGTGCCAGGTCTACTGAAAATTCCAGCCCTGGATTCAAGTAATCCCAACGCGTTGTCGCCTCTTCCGCCAAGTGAATCAAATCACGCAATGTATCCACGTGGGCCTCGACATGCACCCATTTCTTTTCCACAGGCACAACAACTGGAACCACCTTGTTTTCCACAGGCGGCGGTTCCTCCTTATTGTCAAAAGAGGACTGAATCCATTCAGCCACATCCGGGTCATACATTTCTTTTATTCAGTACAAACAAATCTTCTTTAGACCATTCAATGGAACCCACCACTGAAACAAAGAGTTACTTGGAAGAAAAAGAAGAAGAAAAAGAGGGAGAAAAAGAGGGAGAAGAAGACGGAGAAGAAGAAGAGGGAGACGGCGACCCATCCTGTTTTGTGTATTTGTTGGAAGCCTCGGACCGTTCGGCTACCTACGTGGGCGCCACAGTGAATCTAAAACGCCGTCTGCGCCAACACAACAAGGAAATCAAAGGCGGAGCCAAGGCGACAGGAAAAAAGGTGGCTCGCGGTGTCCAATGGAATCGCATATTGTATGTGGAAGGATTCCCCGACTGGCAGGCCGCGCTGCAGTTCGAGTGGCGTTTTAAGCAACTTGGACGCACCAAGCCGGCTAAACACGTCAAAAACCCCTTACAGAGGAGGTTGGTATCCTTGCGGCACTTGCTCGCCTTGCCTTCATCCACAACCCGTGCCCTACCCTTTGCCAGTTGGCAGTCACCACCTCGCATCGTATGGTCGCAAGAATCTTACCAACATATATTTGAAAATATACCATAACCCCCTGTAAGGTCTTTATAAATAGGTTGCCAAACGGCTCGATAAAAGCGGTTCACAAGTATTCGCCGCTATACATTATTCCTCTGTAAGGTCTGTATAAATCGGCTCTCATATGTTTGAAAACGTTGTTTGTCTGTATGTTTTTACAAGTAAAGACTTTGGTTGGTCATGATGAATTTGAGCATTTTTGGTTCCATCAAGCTGAGAGTATGTTGAAGCGCCACCCAACCTTGCGAGGCCGCCACTATTTCCAGTTCTTTTTTCGCCGCCACGATTTTGAGAACCAGTTTGACAAAGTCGCCCAACGACACATTCAACGCAGCCATTCGTGTTTGTACAAAATGCCGGCAACTTTCCTCTGTCTCGCATCCTGAACACCATTCCATCATGGGTTCTACCAAGGTCCTCCCTATTTCCGAAACTTCCGACATGATATTTGTCTCTACAAGTTGGTCCCGTCGTTCCAACATTCCCCTGTAGGACGTTTCCAAGACGGGGTCGGACAAGGTTTCGCCCAGGGGCCCCACTGATTCTTCTTCCCGCATCATTCCAACGAGAAACAGAGACAAGAAACCCACGATTTGTTCCAGGCACCATCCACGCAGTCCGTCAGTGGCTTCCAACAGCGGTGCGACCAACAACCCTTCGACTTCCTTCAATGAAGTTGCGATAGTCCCCCTACGCGTCAACTGAAATGTACCCGGAGTATCTAACTCGACAATGCATTCCTGGTTTCGCAAGAGGGACACTACGTCCTTGACCTGATGCAACAACCATCCCTGTAGGGATGTCAAATACTCTTGTTCTCCCCGGAGGGACGCCATGTTGGCATCGTATTCGTCGACCTGTCGAACCACATCCAACAGGAAGGGGTGATTTGTCGTCAAAGCGGCCATGTCGCCCTCGTATTCTTTTCTTTTTTTGTGTGTGAGTTGGTCGAGAGAGTTTCGCCATGTGATGTATTGTCGTGCTTGCACTTTGTCCTGACAGGTAAAGGTGTCAATGGTTTGTTGAAGTTTGTCGATTCGTGTTTGTTGGGTCATGATTTGTTGTTTGAGTTCGGTGCCGACCATCGAGGTCTCTGCAAATGCCACAACCTCCTGTAAGGTTTTTATAGTTGGGGTGGAAAACAGACCTAAAACCATTCCACTGGATACCGCAAACTTGCTTTGGAAACGCTCTGGCTTGCCTGATAACATGCCTCGGTACTCTAGAGGGATAGGTGGTTTGAATAGGTTGGGTAGGTGAATAACGTATCCGACGGTGTCGATGCCGCGTCGTCCTGCGCGTCCGGCCATTTGTGTGTATTCGTGAGAGAGGAGGAGACGATTGCTATGGCCGTCCCATTTATGGAAACCGATAAAGAGTGTGGATTTGATGGGGCAATCGAGGCCGATGGCAAAGGATTCGGTGGCAATGAGTAGGTAGATGTAACGACGGGAGATGAAGAGTTCGACAATTTCGCGAAAGACGGGCACCATCCCTGCATGATGAATACCAATACCCTTCTCTAACAATCCTACCAAGAATTCATACTCAGGAAGGGCCACGTATTCGCGCCAATTCGACAATTTGTCACGCAACACTTTTTCCACTTCGCGTCGAGCAATGTACGGCACTTTGGAGTCAAAGGGTAGCAAAGTGGTGGTAATTTCCGACGCCACTTGTTCGACCTGCTTTCGCGAAAAGAGAAACAACAAGGCGGGCACCATCTCCTGTTCCACCAAATGCGCCAACAATTTGTTCAAGACATATTTTCGCTTCATATCGCCACCCCCATTCCGGTTGGCTCGGTCCAACGTCTCCAATACCTTTTGCATCGTCGTATAGGTATCGTCCTTCCATTGACCCTGGGCCGTTTGTAAGGTCAGCAGTTGTCCACACTGTTTGCGCAACAATAACTTGGCCATGTCGTCTTTTGTCTTTTTGATATGTCCCTCTGTATGAGTAAGGAAAATATGGTGACTCAGCGGCACAATTCGATGCGAAGTCGAGGACAAGACGACGGTTCGGGGAGGAGAAGACGTTTTTTCACACCAGGTGGCAAAGGCCTGGGGGGCATCGATGGTGGCGGAAAGCATCACAAGTTGGATAGAGGTCGGTAGCATCATGATGACTTGTTCCCATACATGACCACGGCCAGCGTCGTTGATGTAGTGGACTTCATCAAGAACGACGGCGGCCAACTCGTTTTCGATATCTAAAGAGAAATCCAATAGATTGATTGCACTTGCACTTGCATTTGCACTTGCATTTGCACTTGCATTTGCACTTGCATTTGCATTTGCATTTGCATTTGCACTTGCACTTGCATTTGCATTTGCACTTGCATTTACAAAATCACTAGTAATTGATTCTTCTTTTTTCCCTGTAGGGTTTCGAAAGAGAGAGTTCATGAGAATTTCGGTGGTCATGATGAGGCATTGTGCGCCGACGTTGATTTTGTTGTCGCCGGTCATGAGTCCAAAGGAAATGTGTGGATATTTTTGTTGGAATTCATAAAATTTCTGATTGGAGAGGGCTTTGATGGGGCTGCAGTAGACGACTTTTTTTCCCTGTTGGGCAAAGTGTTGAATGGCGAATTCGGCGGGCACGGTTTTGCCGGAGCCGGTATGGGCGGTGACCAAAACGGAGTGGCCTTGCAGGATGGCTTCGATACTATGTTTTTGAAAAGGAGAGAGAGGAAAAGGAAAGCGGCCAAATTCTTGCAATAATTCGGACGAGGCAAGGCTGTCATCAAACATAGAAGAAGCCAATTTCACCATGGTTTGTTAATATTCGATATACAACAGAAACAATCAATTTTTATTGAACAGCAATAAAAATTCATTGTATAAAACAATTCATTGTATAAAACAATTCATTGTATAAAACAATTCATTGTGTAAAACAATAGATTTATGAAAAAAGACGGTGGGTTCTGTTTTTTTGGCGAAGACGTGTATTGTTTGTTATTTCAAATTCAGTGATAAAATCCGGTTTCTTCTATAATTTGGCCAGTACAGAAGGAGGTACGATTTGGGATTCAAAGAGTACCATTTTCTTGTAGCATTTGGCGACGGTGACATCGGAAATCTGGCATTTCTGAATGATATCGGCTTTGGTAATGGCGAGTCCCACACGTTGTCCGATGTAATAGACGATACCGGATGCCACTGCTTGAGGTGTATTGTCGCGAATGAGACCGAGCTCTTCGATTTTGTGTGCCATGAATTTGGCCAAGAGAATCCATTCTTCTTCCATGTCGAAATAACAACAGAATCGTTCGACCATGAGCGACGGCGTAATTTTGCAGAGTTCGGTATGCGTTTCCGAATGTCGTTCTATGTTGTTCAAGATAGACATGGCCAAGGCACATCCCTTGGTGGCATTCTTCTTGTCCAAATAAAACATGTTGGCAATTTCGGCCGCCGTTCGTGGGTACCCATTTTGACGATAAGCAATGTAGATAGATGCCGCCTTGATACTGTCGCGATTCACCCCCCGAAACATTTGCTGCTCCGAAATCTCCTTGTGGCGAATCAGGGCATCGTCAATGATTTTCTGCGTGATTCCAGAAATACGACCAATGTTGGTAATGTACTGAAACTCGTCCCACAATGTCTTTTCACGATGCGGCATCGACATCCATTCGATACTCTTGTCGATTTTGCGCATCTCGTAACTGGAACGCGCCGTACGCATCACTTTGCAGGCCGATGACGACTCCTTTAACAATGGATTGGCCGGATTCCCGCACCGCGTTGTATCGTTGCCCGATTTGTCCTCTTTGCCAAAGGATGACCATTCCGGTGAATAGTCCAACACCGCTGATACCACATTGCTACAGGAAGGATTACTGCAGGTCGGAAAACCGTCGTCCATGATTTTCATTCCATCCTGGCCACAGGCCACACATACATCCACCCTGTTGGGCTGCTTCAACATGGTTTCCTCCACTGTAGCCTCGGACATTACCGAAACATCTATCGTTTTAGACACATGATTTCCATACAATTTCCACGCACGACGCGACTTTCTTGCCATGGAATCCGTTCCACCCACATAAGATACCAAGATTTCATTACCCCCCTGTAAGGTGTCCAAAGAAGCTATCATATGTTCTTTTCAAGTACCTTTACGTTTCCCTTTAATTCAATTTTCTCACTGTCCTTTTATATGGATGGATTGGCTCTTGCCGTGGCCACTGCTTTGCATGAACAGAATTACATAGACGACAATGAACTTTATTCCATAAATATCGCCACTGCTTTGCATGAACAACAGAAATCCATCGAGGACAATGAACTTCTTTCCATTGCTGTCGCCTTGACGTATGAATTGGCCACGCCGATGAAACCATTGCCGCAGATTTCGCAGGAGAATGTGGTCGACATTTTGGGTAAGGAATTTGTGTCTTTTTTGTACAAACGAAAACATGCCGACCCGAAAATAGTATGTGCACAAGAGTTTCAAAAAGGTGGTTCGGCAGCCATAGCCAAACAAGTGGCGCCTTTGTTGATGAAGCAAATGACCAAGGAATTGGGAAAAAATCCGCTTGGAAATGCGGAATCATTGATGAGTGCAACCGGGATGGGAAGCAGTCTTGCCAAAGCGCCTGCGGCGCTTCCCAAACTGTTTGGTCAAACGGAGCGAAGCGACGAAAACATTCAGGTGGCATTCAATACGGTCAATGCAAAAATCGAAGAGTTGAAACAGGACCAGCGCGTTTTCTTTGACAATTTGTTTGTTACTTTTCGTGACATTGACAATTCACCCATGTTGGAAATTGGGTATCCTACAGTCAGTCGTGTGTTTGACAAGATTCTTTGCCAGTTGATGGAATATTATATGCATGATGAGATATTCACCAACCACCTGTTGTGTTTTTTGCTCAACGATGCTGATATCAAACAACTGTTTACACAATCCCTGAAAGCTTCCAGAGACAAGGTGTATGTCGTCGAAGCGGAAAATGACAAATGTGATTTCACTTTGAAACAAGAAATGACAACCGACAGAATGCAATTTTATTTGACCAAATTGCAAGAGATTTATTTTTATGACATTCTCAAAGAATTTCGTAACCAGCTCAAACCACCCACCAAAACACTTGAATCAAACAAAAAAACACTTGAATCAAAATTCGTCGATGGTTATATTAATAATTCGGTTGTCGTAACACAATCCGGAGGAAATCAGAGTGGAGGAGGTTTCGAATTTCGAACCATTGAAGAACCCTTTGACACAAATGACGAAGATATTCAAAAAGTTTTCCAAAATTACGTTGGTCATTACGTCTTGCAGGCAGATATGAATGAACAAGACGAATTACAACAATTAATGACAACATTGACACAGTGTTTTTTCAGTTGCCAAGATGCATCCATCTATGTCGACAAACTGTCAGAAGTGGCTTTGAAACAACCGTTGGACGCCATCACAAATGTTGTTTCGACAGGAAATACAGGTATTTCATCGAATAAATCGAAACAGATTCAACAATTGTTGACCAGCAGGGCGTTGCATGACAAGACACGTTCGTTGATGACACACATTACAGAACGATTCATGTCCTTGTTTTTAATCAACGATGCCAAAAATGAGGAAGCGATAAAAAAGAGAAAACGTTTGATTTGTTTTCATTTGGTGCAAACCACGGCAGGTCAAAATGCCATCAACTTTTATATAAAACGTGGTTATCCAGATTCAACATGCCGGTGTGACTTTGATTTTGCCTGGTCACAAAAACCTTACAAAAAAACATTCCGAGGTGGTGCCCCCGCTTTGCTTCTCGCCTTGCCCGAAGTCATCGCAGGTTTGGGTGGATTGTCGGCTCTCGTGGAAGGAGGATTGGCAAGTGGGGCGATTACAGAGGGATTATTAGCGGAAGCAGGTGGTTCAGCAGTACTTGATAATTTGATTGGAACGACTGTGAAAAAGTTAGTGGTGGACAAGGTGGCCAATCCATCCACCCTCATTGACTTTGTCAAAGAAAATGGATTGAATCCAGATAAAATTGCCGAGTTTGCAAATAAAAAAGGCATCGACCCAACCCAGATGGGTTTGACACCCGATATTTTGAATCATATCAAAACTGGATTACCAGGTTTGAATACAAATGATATCCTTTCTACCATCACCAATCAATTGAATCCTTCTCGGTTACAGAAAGAAAGAGCGATTTCTGTTGGTAACAGCACCTACTCTGTAGGGGATGTAAAACAAGGTGTTGCAGCGATTTCCAATTTTGGTAGTGTGGCCATGAACGCCATCCGATGCTCCACAGAAAGGGCCGACAAAGCCATCGACACCTTGTATTCCAATATTCACACCCTGGTCAAGAATTTGGATGAACAATTGATGGTGGACCTCTTTGTCTCCGTTTTCAAAACGATTTACGAACGGTCGCGATTGAATCAACATCCACATCCCGTCGTCTTGGACAAAATGAACGAATTTGTATTTGATATGGCCAAAACATGTTTCCAAGAAGACGAAGACTTGTGGCGCATTCAAATGTGCGATTTGATGAAAGGCGACGACAATATCATTCAACGCATTTTCAAAGAGACACGCGACGAAATGGTAAAACTGCATGGAACACCACCTCCACCTCCACCCACCGATTGCAACAATAATTCGACGGGGCAAACCGATTGGAGCTTGGATTGGAACGACCGCAAAATTCAAGAAGATATGTTGTATCTCTTTTTGCAGAATTTAGTACCCCTCGAAGAAACCAAGGGCAACCAACAAGTCTTTCTTCCTGAACTACAAGACAAACAACTCGGCCAACTCAATCAAAAAACACTCGGTAGCAATGTAAAAAAAGTAACGAAATACGCATTCGAAGGCCTCGTAAACAGAGTCCTACCCGGCTCTGACAATATCTTTATAAACAACCTCTACAACTATATCGACATCAGCTACCTACTCTTCTACCTACTGAAACTCAAATACCTCGCCGAAAATTCTTCCACCAACCACAAAAACGTTTTTCCACTACTCAATCCCGATGTCGATATCACCTCACTCTTGCAACAAATTCAAGACGATATTGAATCAAAACAAAATGGCGGTGGTGCAAATGTAACAAAACAGACACCAATACCAACACAACCCCCTGTAGGGTCTTCTCTAGCTGTGTCTACAGCATCAGCAACACCAACAGCAACACCAACAGCAACACCAACAGCAACACAGACACCAATACCAACACAACCCCCTGTAGGGTCTTCTCTAGCTGTGTCTACAGCATCAGCAACACCAACACCAACACCAACACATACACCAATACCAAAACAATCCCCTGTAGGGTCTTCTCAAGCTGCAGCGTCATCAACGGATACTCCTGTATCTTCCAAGGTCGACGACCCAACGACGACGCAACGTTTGGACCATTATATGGCGACGGAGTTGATGAGGAGGACAAGGAAGGAGGTGAAGAGGTTGCATCATTCGATTGTGGACCGTGTGAAAGAGATGGCTAAAAAGTCGGAATACATGCAAACCGAGTTCCGTAAGATTCAGCAGGACGATGACAGTTTGGAGATGCATTGTAGTGATTTGTTAGACGGATGCATACGCGAGTTTGCAGGGGCCACTACATTGTCCATTGAATTCAAGAAACGAATGTTGATACGATTGTGTCGAACCAATGTGGGCAAAAATATCTTTCATTCTTTTTGTATTCAAGGGTACCCAGACAAGGATGTACCATGCCCTTCTTCGAGTCGACCTGACAAGACAAAAGTGGAGCCATACAAAGCTCCTTTGCAACCAGAACCATTGCCTGAACGAAAAGAGTATTATTTACCTCCCAAACAGGAAGAAACAGTGGCAAAAAAATCACAACCAACAAAAACATACTCAGAAGAAGAAATGGTAGCTATTGCGACGGTGTTGGCAATGGAAAACGGCTTGTCGGAAGAAGAATCCATGGCCATTGCCATCGCTTTGGCAGAAAATGTTGCCGTCATGAAAGGAGGCGGAACAACAACGCAACTCAATTTGACAGATGAAACAGTGGCAAACATGGTTTCTGAAGCATCCAAAAACTTGTCGCCAGAAGAAAGAAATGCTTTGGGCTTTTTGTATGAAACCGTCAAAAAATCAACAGTTCCCGAAACCGTCAAAGCAAGGTTGCCATCCATTCACAAAATTGGTTTGCCCATGTATACCACCATCAACCAAGACAGCCAATTGCCACAGCAAAAATACGAACAATGGTATCGCGAAATGCTGGACGCCATTGTGTCACCTGACACGGGAATCCAAGACTATTTTTCTCCACTCGTAGACACCCTTACAGACCAAGTTACAGAATCGTTGGACCGTACAAAAACATACGAGTTTCCTGACACCACTCTCCACAAAACAATCAAACCAACGCAATCCGTTTCATCAACACAACCTGTTGCGCCAGCAATTGTACCAGCAATTGCACCAGCAATTGCACCAGCAATTGCACCAGCAATTACATCACCACAAACAGTTGCACCAGCAATTGCACCAGCAATTGCACCAGCAATTGCACCACCACAAGCAATTATATCACCATCAGCAGTTGCGCCAGCAGTTGCGCCAGCATAACAACAAGAAAGGACGTGAGCACCTGTTGTTGGTTTTGGTAGTGGTTTGTTAAGAAACCACTTTGTTAGGAAATTAGCAAATTAAAAAATACGTAATAAAAGTAGAGATGACATCGGAAGAATTGTTGTTGTTATTTTTTTTATTATTGGCCCTCTTTTTGTATTTCATGTTTGTGTTTGCCAGGAGGCATGAGCCACTTCCAACGCAATCCCAAACCCTTCCTGTAGGGTTGGTAGAACCGTTTACGGAGACTTTACAGGAGGGATTGGGAATTGCAAAAGTACAAAACCAGGAATTACCGTTGGCGCAGTATATGATGATGGGTGCTTACAATGCTACTTACGATGGTCAGCAGCATTCTTTGAAACAGTTGCAAAAGGTGATGGAGACAGGGTGTCGTATGTTGGATTTGGAAATTCGTGTATTGAATATGTTGCCTGTGGTGGTGGCTTCCTCTTCTGGAACATCGATTCAATCCAATGCCTATTCGCCGTTGTCATTGGGCGACGTGTTGAACGCGATTACGACGTATTGTTTTTCGCCGAGTTCGATGAATGCGACGGACCCTGTGTTTTTGCATTTCCGTATTTACATTACGGACCCATCTATTTCGCGTAGTGATTTTTATGATGCCATGGCCTCTATTTTATACACGGAGTTGAGTGGATTGTTGTACCAGGGCAAAGTCAATTCGGCGACGTCGTTTGCTCATTTGAATCGGTCGGTTGTTCTTGCGGCGGATATGACGTTGATACCGGATGTAGGAAGTTATCCGGCGACTTGTTTTTCCGGACCCGATTGTGTTTCGCTAGTGCAGATGCTGAATGTAGTGACAGGAACCACATATTGGAGCAAGATGGGGTACGATACTGTGTCAGGTATGCCGCCTTTGGTACAGCACGATGGAACGATTGCGATGCCGCCGGCGTCGAATCCGCCTAATCCGCCATTGTTGTCGATGGTGGTGCCACCTGTCACCACGTTGCCCACGGCGACGTTCAACAATCCGAGTCCGGTGGACCTGAATCGATTTGTTTCCCTGTCGGGTTGCCAGGCGGTGTTGTATATGTGGTATCAAAAGGACACGGGCAACAATGAGTTACAGTTTTACGAATCGTTGTTTTCGAACAATGGGGCGGCGTATGTTCCGATGGGGCAGGCCATTTCTTGGATACAAGGCAATTACAAGAAACAGGCGGGTGCACAAACGGCCAATTATCCTAATATATAATTTCTTTTTTTGAAAGAAAATATCTATTTTTAGGGCGTTTTCAAATACGATACAATCCATTACAGAGTGTATTTTGAATTGAAATGTCGACGGGATGGGGTCTTTTTTTTGCGGCGTGTTCCACCTTTTTTTTTCAAAGCATGCAAAGCATGCAAAGGATTCAAAGAATTTGAACGATACGAAACATGGGAATCCTTTTTAAATTTTTCTCGTGTACTTGGCGGATAAAGTGTCGAAAACGGTTTGTAATGTTGAAAAATACTTCCTTCAAAATCCACAAATGAAAACGTATATATGAAATTATTATTATCAAAACTTTTGGATTCATACTGCATCACAATTTTTTTACCTTTTTCATCAGTGACAACATAATGATTCGGAGAGCGGGCAGATTCAAAAGGAAATTGTTTTCTCACACTCTCTTCGCTTTTGAAACTGTACTTGTCATTTTTTATTTCAATAAATTTGAGGTATATTTTTAATTTGAGGTATTGTACACTTTCCCTGAAGACATAATTTTGTCCAGGTTCAAAATGAGGTGAAATATTATTATTCATACAATAAAGTTATATTTTTATTGCCCCTACCATCCTTCTGTAAGGTTTACGACAAGGCGTTTTATAATTTGCCTTAAGAGGGTAGTCGTTGCGTCAATTGTTTGATAATGCTAGAATCGGCGATAGACATGAAAAATGACGGACTTGTCATAATAATTTCATCTTACAAATGAAATTATTTTATTTTTATGCAGAAACAAAACATATTACTATTACTCAATGTCGACATGCGTCAAGAAATGACGACGACAACAAGGTTGGTCAATCCCCATCTTGTCCATAACTTTGCCTTCCACTGTTTTTTCTACATTTTTGGCTGTCAAATACAACACCTGGTCCGATTTACCCAGCTCCATCTTTCGTCGACGCACTTCGTCAACATAATATCGGTACTTGTCCGCCAACACATTCGAACACGTATAGCATAAAACAGGAACAATCATCGTTGCTTTCTTTATACTGATTGTCACTATATTCTTTTTCGGATTCAATTTTTCAGAGACCTACAGAATCGCTCGCGAGACCTACAGAGTTGTGTTCCTTTCATGGATTCAATTCGTATTCTTCTGGAATACTTTTGAGTGCCTCTTCCAAATAGGATTGGATACTTTCATGACTTTCTTCCGGCTCTTCGTCTAGAATGTTGTTGCCTCCGGCCAAAATGTTATTGCCTCCGGCCAAAATGTTATTGCCTCCGGCCAAAATGTTATTGCCTCCGGCCAAAATGTTATTGCCTCCGGCCAAAATGTTTTCATCATTGTGGTGTACAGTAATATCTTCTTCTTCTGAAGTGGAAAAGGGTTCCAATGCGATATCGAGTAATTTTTTGTGTGTGACCAAGGTGAAATTTTGTAGATTCAACAAAAGTTCTTTTAAGGAGGTGATTTCTTCGGCAAGCATTTCGTGTCGTGTATTCCATTCTTCCACCAAAGGCACCCACTCTTTTTCAACAAATGTTGTCAAATGACCCTCTACCAATGATTCAACCTGTTTAGACAATTCTTTTTCGTCGATTTTAGGAACAGCAGAATCAGAAGCAGATGCAGAAGAAGAGGCGATATGTTTTTCAATCTGCAACAATCGACGTCCATAAATGTCAATGATTTGAGGAAGCGTCAATGGCGCCGTAGGCGCCACACCACCCTGTTGTTGAGGGGCAGAACCTTGTTGCGGCGGGGCAGAACCAGGACGAAGAGGAGAGGGAGGGGGAGGTGCCATACTACGTTTACGAGCAGAGGCTAAAGCGCTGGACATGATTGAATATATCTATTCCTTATTTCGAATTCGGTGGTGTTTGAACGCGCCTCTATCAAAACAATAATATATTCGGATAATTCAAACAACGATGGAAGAAGCCTCATCGTCTCCAATCATGTCTGGTGGAGGCTCCACCCTCGTCAAGAAAACCTTTTTCAATCATGTCTTTTCCACCACAGAAGAAGGCAAATCCGAATTACTCAATGTCGCACAATACTCTGGACTCGCCATCATTCCAGTCGTCGTACTCAACAAACTTATTCAACGATTCGTACCCGACGCCGACCCCGACAAAAGTAGTTTAGAAATATTGTTTGAAATTGTCTTGCAAATCCTTGTCATTTTCGTATCCTTGGTCTTGATTCATCGTTCGATTACGTACATCCCGACGTACAGTGGTTTCAAGTACGATACGCTTGCTCTTACCAGTGTGGTTTTGGCGTTTTTAGTCATTGTATTGAGTATTCAGACCAAGTTGGGTATCAAGGTGTCTATTTTGGCGGACCGTGTTTCGGACATGTGGAATGGCACCGACTCTAGTAAAGATGAAGAAGGTTCACGGGTTCGAAAGAAACAGCCTATTTCGGGAGGTGGATACCATTCCCCGAGCCAAGCTGATTTCATGGACAGTCCACAAGTGCAGACAACCATCTTCCCTCCTGCACCTTCTACAACCACTTCGAAAAACGCAGTGCCTAAGATGGGTATGAGTAGCCCCCTCTCGTTTGAACCCGTGGCCGCCAATTCCATGATTGGGTCCACTTTCGGTTCCCTCTTTTAAATACACAAAATCGTTTTCATAAACCATGTTGTGTATAATCCTACGAAGCCGTACAACTTTACAATCCGTTTTTCCTCAACGCGGCTCACAAGTATTTACCACTATCAACCCTTCCTGTAAGGTTTTTTATGAATTGCAACAGGAGGGATTCATAGCGACGAATACTTGTGAGCCGCCGTGTACAATCCGTTTTTCCCAAGCTCACAAGTATTTGCCATACGCTATCAATCCTCCCTGTAAGGTCTTTTATGAAATGGGTGTAAAACCAGCGCAGCAAACTGGCTATGAGTATTCCGAACAAGGTGTGGATATTATGGTGGCAAGGATGGGAAAAGGCTCCACGATTGCAGAAGCAGGTGCGAAAAAGTTGGCGGTTGTTGAATCCAGACTGGGAGGTGATTTGTTTGTCGGCGGCCAATGTGCGCGATTATGTAGACATTCCTTGTTTGCATGACGAATCCAAAACCATTCCGTACCAAGCCGCCTCGGAGCTGGTTCGACTGCATTTGTTAGAGAAATATGGTGGAGTTTGGGTGGATGCCAATGTGGTATGTATGCGTATGTTGGACGAATGGGTACACGAGGCCGTAAGGCCGAGTGGTGTTTGGATGTATCGTGGGCGGAATATGGACGAGGGGGCGGTTACTTGTTTGATGTGTAGTCTACCTGGTTCGTATATGATGGTAACATGGGCCAACCAAGCTCGTGAGTATTGGTTGTATCATTCGTATTTTCACGATTATGATTGGATGCGTGGACTTTTTTGTTATCTGGTGGAAAGTAAGACCGCTTTTCGTGAAGCATGGGAAAAGGTTCCTTGGGTGGACAGTACTTTGTATGGTCAGATTCATTGTTTGTTTGGACGCATGTTTCATGACGACGCCGATTTGAAACATCGACTTTTGAATCGTCCACCTTATGCTGTCAAATTGTCTGCTTCTTGGACAGAAGAAAATCCAGATGGCACACTGTATTCCGATTCCTTGGCCGCGTTTGTGTTGGATGTGGCCACCAGGACATGTTTGGAACAATGATGTTTGGAAACAATGATGTTTTCAGTCGTAGGCAACCCATGAACTGGCAAAAAAGACATCACTAAGAACAAAATAAGCAAAAAACAGAATGGCTCCTTTTGTCGAAAGAGTGAGCAACATAAGCGCCAACAAAATGCACAGATTGTTGCCAATAGATGAAGACCTTCCTGAACCAATACCGATGTCTGCATACAAAGGAACGTATTTAACAATAGGTAGAATGATTAGTACAAGGAGGAATAACCATTTGTAGGAAACATTATCAACACCCGAAACGAAACTGATAAAAAAATTAAGTAAGAAAATACCCATCACTATTTTCATCATATTGAAATAATTGTTACCACCTTCTGTAAAAGTACACATGTTGTTGCTATATTTTTCATCTTCGTTCAATCTGACATCAGTGGTGAAAGCAATCGACAACACCGTTCTTTCGGAATTGTCATCTTCGTTGGGAGGAACTTGGTGAACGGTGGTGCCACCGTTAAAGAGTGCCGCATCACCTTCTTCAAAATGGATGGAAGTAATAGAAGAAGAGTCTTTTTGTTTGCATTGCAAAGGACTGATTTTGCCTTTTTTTTTTATACAGATAATGACATTGTAAATTTCTTTTAGATTTTGAGGGTCCACATGCCATAAATGCTGTGCAAATTTGCCATGATATACGTAAATGGTGGCTTTGTTGGAATGCAAATTGTACAATGGTTGGCCGATTTCTTTTTCGTAGGCTTGTCTTACTTTTTCGCTGATGTCGGAGATGATTTTTTTTTCTTGTTCTGAATATTTTTCGCAACATTGGTGGGTGGTTGTGTTTTTTCTGGTAAAGACGGATAAATCATTGCTGTCGGGTATTTGTATACTTTGCAGCTTGGCAATGTCGTCTTCGTTCAACATTTTTTTCACGGGTTCACAAAAGGGTTGTAATTTTTTAGAATATGTCAAACTATCGGTTCGACGATACATATTCATGAGTCTTCTTACGAAATTTTGCCCATACAAATCCATCATACCCGAAAAATCAAAGGCAAACAACACCACGAAATAAACAAGAATGGCAAACCATTCCTTGTTTTTGTAAAAAGCATCTCTACGTTTGATGACTTTATACAATGAAGAAGAATACAGTTTCATCATCCAATAAAGAAATAGCAATGTGTATAATAACATGGTATTATTTTCAATGTCATTATTCATTTTCGACGTCTTAAAAATTGATTTAAAATAACGATTTCTGTATATGAATCATAACAATAAAGAATATGAATATACAGAAAGCTTGTTGTTACTGCTTTTCCTCGGAACACAAAATAGAGTCGTGTCCAGCTGGTCAAGCATTCATCGATTCATATCATCAGTCGCTTTTCCTGATTGTCAAACTGATGCAACACAAGAAGATTGTATGTGATACACATACCTTTTCTGTATGGTTGCAAGGCGCTTTGCATAAACAATGTTACGGTGTACTGAAACAAATGTACAAACGTATCAAAACGGCGTTGCCAGATGAAATGCATATTCGCCGCAATCCGGAAGAAACGGTTCGGGACCCCTTTATAATGGTGTTTCGTTCTTCGGAACGATACATAACTGCCTTGCAATACTTTTGGTGTCAACATCTACAACGCCCTCTTATGGAATCAAAGATGGTTGTGCCCACTTTGACAAACATTCCTCACTCCTTTTTCGAAGAACTGGACATTCCTTTTGTAGATAAAAGTATACATTACCAATCCGCCGATTCCGGGAATGGAATTCTTACATATCACCCTGTAGGGTTTCTTACAAGATGGTTTTGTGGGTCATCACCACCATTAAGGAGATTACAACGTCATATTCCTCACCTTTTGGAACCGAGTGCACCACCTATGAATATGGTGACATTTCGATATGGTGATGGAAATTCGTTTCAACTGTGTCGAAAAGACAAGCAACTTTGTAGTATATGTTTAAATAATACAACGTATTTGAGTACACAATGTGGACATGAATTCTGTGCTTGTTTGTTGGAATTGATGATGGGGTATGGAAACACGGAATGTCCGTTGTGTCGGTGTCCTATTCTTGAAATAACGATATTGTCGCGGGAAGCATATGATTGTTTGCGTGCTTGTAACATAAAAAATATACATCTTTCGTTTGAAAATTGAATGACCTCCACCCCCCTGTTGTAAGACCATCCCATGGAACTTTGTTCTTATTGTCATCGTCAAGGCCATCATTATCTTGATTGCAATATCGGTGTTCATGAAGCCCAGCAGTACATTGAAGCCACCAAAATGCTGTTTTACTTGGTGAATGAACGTTGGCTTGTGCTGACACAAGTAGAACAACTCGCCGTTTTGAATGCACAAGATGAACCTATTTGGCAGTATTATCACGACTTGAAAACCCTACAGGGGTGGATTCAAGATGATTTGATGCGAAGAAACATATTCTTTTTGCAATTATTGTATCATCAATTGCAAAACATGACACATTATTTGCCTCTGCGACAAAATCAAAACCAAAACAGTACACATTTGCGCAATTTGGATGGTATCATGGAAATGTTTGACTCTGTCAAACACATGCGTCCAGAATCCCTGCACAATGTTCTCATTCCACATGCCTTTCTTCCCTTGATTGCTTCACGTGAATCCATCTACCTGGAGCCCCGTGTGCAAATTCAAGGTTCTATCCTTTCCATTGTTGACACCCCTGTCACCTCGACAGTCGACAACCACAACCATATTGTTGTCGTTGAATCCAACAATAAAGAGTTAGTTCCTGACGATGTTTGTGGTATTTGCTTGTCGAATGACTCATTTATACAAACACAATGTGGTCACCCATTTTGTCAGTGTATTCAGACCCATTTACTGAAATACAACAAAGCCTGTCCTCTGTGTCGTACCGATATAACACATTTGACTTTGTTTGACAAACGTTCGTACGAGTGTATGAAGACGATGAACGACTTGGTTCCTAATTCGATTCTTTCGTTTCCGGATTCGTCTCAGATGACGATTTCGTAGGAGAGAAAATCAGACCTGAAAAACGTTCTATGACAAAGCCTTCACGTGGACAAACCTGATGTGACAATAATTCTGCCACTTTTGCGTAAAAAGAACGTGGCCTTTTTTTTACACAATCTCTCGAAACCAATATCTGACCTCCTGTACCAAACGTAAAGGGTCCAGGGTCTTTTTCACCTGGAAACAAATGATTCCAAACTTTGCGCAAATCCAAGCCGGAGTGGTAAGCACAGCCATGCAAAGAACAGGTAATGATTTGATTCGACAAAAAGGCAAATCCTTGGTCGCCCTCTACAAACCGCCCCTGTAAGGCCTTTTCCAAATGGGTTTGAATCGAGGGACAATGGTCGAAAGGATAGCCCTGCAAGAAAAACATCCAGTCAGGCAAATGGTCATAATGCTCCGTCAAATAATGGTAAAAAGTATGCCCTTCTCTACCTAGATTGGGCAAGGGGACTTGGGAATCACCCCATTCAGGCAGCCATTCTCCTTTGTTGTAAATATGTACCCAAGGCGCCCACGGAACGGCCCATCCAAGTTTTTCGTTATAACGTGCAATGATGATGGCCCAGGAACTCATACTGTGAACCCTTAGAAAAATAAAATGAGTTTCAACTATGAAAAAAAATCATTTTATACAGAAAATCCACGAAAGGAATAAGAATCGTAATCAGTATGCCGAGGCACTTGGTACGTCTGCACAGACGAAGTCGATATGTCAGTATTTGGTTTGACAATCGCCTTGTCCAACGAATACAAACGTAACAAACCTTTCTGCTGCATTTTTGACATCACCGCATCAATCTGGCCATCCATCCTTTTTTCTTCCACCTCCTTGACCATTTTTTCCGCACCTGTACGACGTACTAGGTAAGAATAGGTTCCCCAGAATCCGGTGGGTCGTATGAGTTGGCTGGGTGTGGATAATAAATTGCCTTTGCGTCGATGCCAACCCAAGAGGAGGAAATCCCATTCTGGGTCTTCTACATACACCTCCTGTAGGGCTTCTTGGATTTGTTCCAAGCAGTTGGGTTCGAAGCGGATATCGTCTTCCAAAATCAGATAAATGTTGGTATCCTTCTCACGAAGCAATTGTTGGTAGAGGGCGAGATGACTGAGAAAACAGCCAATACCACCTCGTGTCAATTGGTAATGGTATAATTTTCGCTTGTTGGTTTCCATATCGTTGAGTTCTTCCAGGGCTTCAGGTGTCAAGTAGTCGGCCGGATTGACGTCTTTTCCGACGACGGCGGAAAAACGGTTGTATTCCAGACTCCGTAAAGAACTGGCCTCGTACTGTTTCACAAAGGCGTCCCACTTTTTCGTTTCTTTCTCCAAATGAATAACATATGTTTTCCACATAGGTCCTGTATCGATATGAGTCATGGAATCAAACGACTCCGACGAGGTTCCAAAAGGCCGAACGATGACGAACAACAATATCATAAAGAGTCCTACAAAGAAATAACTCTTGTATTTCTTTCTCATAAGTGACGACCTTTCTTATTATTATGATACCTTATTTACAAGACATAGCGACATACATGAAATGAAATGTCTTTTATTTGGAATACGATGTCAATTCGTAGGCCAAATATATCAGCACGGATATCATGAGAAAAATCAAAAGGGTTCGGTTGAAATAATTGCGCTTCTTTTGTTTGGCTGACAAGGATTGCATGTATATTTTATGGAGAAGAAACACCTGTTCGACAATGTCCTTCGTCGTCTGGCAACGTGGGTGCCGGACATTGGTCGGTACAATGACCACCTTCTTTCAATCCCTGTGAATAATAGAATCGACCTTGTTGTTCGTTTAAACATTCCATGGCACGAGGTGGTGACTTGCTAAAGGGAATAATGTTGGCACTGTGACCAGACACTCCGACCACAAACGATTCTATTTCTTCTGACTCCTCTGGTTCTGTCGCCAGCATGGGTTGGGGTTGAGTAAAAAAAGCCATTCCCCACAATTGAAAGGAATACGAAGCCAAGAAAAACAAAAACAAAAACAAGGCCAGCAACAGAGCGTGCGTTTTCGTAAACACAAAACCAGCCGATTCCGTTTGTGGACCCGATGACAACAATGTTTCTTTCAAAAAAGTCATGATACCTTAAGAATACACTTTGTTACTCCTCTTCAACCTTTTTCCATACCACCTGCTTCGTAAAATAAAAACGGTCGTGGTCCTGCCTTCGACGACGCAAATTACATCGTAAACATACCACATACACATTCCCCTCATTGTGACCCTTCGTATTGTCTATACGGTCCAATGACCACTGCAATGGGTCTCTGCATTCTTCATACAATACTCGCAAACTCTCTCTGCAAAAATGACACTGCAAACCTGATTCCAACATGAGCTCAACTGTATACTTCAATGTCACAAACATAGCCTCGTCCAATAACCCTTTTTCTATATCTTGGTTCCTGTAGCTGGATAATTTGCGTCGAAGGTGAGACAAGACCAATTGTTCCGTCGATTCCGTACCTTTTTCCGTAGTATCCTCTAACCAATGACGCAAGAGGTACAAAGAAGAATCCACCGACGTATGCAACAATGGTGCCGAATGTTTCCATCGCGATTCTTGCACGACTTTGCGCGGAGGACGCGATGCACCCGCCAAAGACACTACTACCGTCTTCATCTTCTATACTGGATGGAGGAAAAGGATTTGACCCTAGCAAATCAATCTAACCCTAACCCCCAACCCTAACCCCCTGTAGGGTTTTTCTCCAGGAAGACGTCTAACAGAAAGGATGATTGTCAACTGTAAAAATGCGAAGACTGTAAATAAAAATATAACATAACCCCCCTGTAGGGCTTTTCACAAACGGTGTTTTGAGATTTCTCATAGTAAAGAAATGAAGGATACATTGTGGTTGAAGGTTCTTGTTTTTTTTTCTGTATTGTTTGCTTTGACCTATGTGGTCAAGGGTATATACTTTGC